TTCTGATTTCATCCGAAACAGATTGCGGCAGTTGTTTTATCAGTCGGCTAAACGCCCTGTCGCCCTTGACGTATCTAGGCACCCTGCGGAGCCTCCGTGCTGGCCTGGATCACAGTCCATTGCCGCGTCCCCATTGGGTCCTCGGCGTTGATGATGTTCAGTTCACGTGGGTCGCCGTCAGCATCGGGGCGCGAAAGCCAAAGGATTTGGTCGCTTGGCTTCAGGTCAGTCCTATAGCGGATCGTGATCTGGAAAAACGAAACACCCTGAAGAATATTGCCGATTATGGCCTCTCGCCCGTTGAGCGATACAATGTTTGCCGAAACGGTAGCGACCTCGTTCCATCCCTCCGTAAGACCGCCAACGGCGTTCTTCGTCGTAGCCTTTCGCTGTATCCGAATACGGTCGCGAAGCGCTCCGGCGTCCATTGCTAGAGCGCGACCCCGGCTTCCTGGATGTCAACGGTGATCGAGGATGTGGAGGTAGCAAAGCCGAGAAGGACGGGATGGCAACCAGTCGTGAGATCGGCGACGGGACAAATCCCGCCAGCGGTGGCGGAAAGGTAATATCCGACGCCCTGCGTAACAGTGGCCCCGATCGTGACCGGTCCGGATTCCAGAACGGTGATGGGCTGACCGCTGGCCGCGCCGTTTAGCGCAATGCCGGCCGGTGAGAGGGCCGCCGTCGTTCCGCTGTTGCAATCGGCGAGCTTATATGTGCCAGCGGAGCTGTCGAGGTACACCACCTGGCCCGCCGTGATCGACGCGCCGGCCGTGCCCGTGGTTTTCTTTGCTCCCGAACCCGGAACGACACTGGAAGCGGTAATAACGAGATCTGCCATTTATGGGGGCTCCATCAAAGGGATGCTGCGTCATCGCGACGCGGCCGCCTTGCCTAAGGGCTTAGGAGGCGAAGGAACGGTCGTTCGTGATGAGAGAATTGACGACATTGGGGATGTCCCCAATCGAGCGATTGTCGTAAAAATGAGCTATCAGGATCATCAGCGCCGCTTTCAGCGCTTGCGGCACGTCAGAATATCCAGCGATGAAGCGAATGATGACATTATTCACGCCATCAGCGACATCGGGATAGGTGGCATCCTCGTTGCGAACGATCCATGACGGGTCCGAGACGTTATCGAGAGTGTAGAGCGTCGAGCTGAGCGTCTGGAGAGCGTCGCTGGTATCGTAATACGTGATCGACGTAACGGACTGAACAGGCCCCTTGGGGAGCAGGATGGCGTCTGACAGATCGTCAAGCACGAGCTCCCAGGTCTGGTCCATGATTGCCCGCCCCGTGACCGCTTCGACATGGGCTGTCGCGGCCGCAATGAAGATGTCGATCAGTTCGTCATCGGTGGTCACGTCCACCTTGCAGTGCTGCTTCGCCTCAGCCCTCGTCACGGGATATTCCGTGGGAGCCGTAATCAGCCGCAAGCTCATCGCGTTCCCCTCGAAATATTCGCCGGCCTGGTGCTGACAATCCGCGTTGTGCGTACAGACTTTCCGGCCGCACACGTGCGACGGCAGTGCGCGAGAGAGACGCAGTTCATAATGTCGCCCCCAATATCGACCCCGACCAATTCTCCGCTGACCAGAACCAATCCGGTTAGCGCCGCTATGTCATCGCCCTCGTCGGTTGCGTTCAGCAAGCCAGTCACGTCGGTTGAGCCGACCGCGCCGGTTCCCGCGAACGCATCACCGCCGTCATCGGTTACGCTCAACAGCGCGGTCAACAGCACCATGCCGCTGAACGACGTTACGTCTTCGCCGTTCTCGGTTGCGGCCAGAGAGCCGCTGATGTCGCCCTGCGATCCGCTCGCACCGGAAAAGGTGTCAGACCCGCTCTCGCTTGCCGCGAGCGAACCAGAAATCTCTGTAGATCCGCTGCCCGCTGCGGCATCGCCACCGCTTTCGACCGCAGACAGCGAACCGCCTACCGCGACCGAGCCGCTTGCAGCGGCACTGTCAGCTCCGGTTTCCAATCCCGCCAGCGATGCTGACACGCCGACAGCCCCGGCCAGCGCAGATATATCCGAGCCGCTTTCCGTGGCCGCCGCGCTACCTGAGACGCTGACCGTTCCACTTGCCGATGCCGTGTCGCTACCGGCTTCGGTTGCCGCAAGGCTTCCGCTTACCGTGACCGCCCCGGACGCCGTTGCCGCATCCGCCGCAGATTCCGTCGCCGCCAGCGATCCGGTAATCGCAGGATCTGAAACCGTTCCCGATCCGGCGAACGTGTCGCTCCCGCTTTCACTTGCGGATAGACTACCCGCAACCTCTGCCGAGCCGGACATCGCCGCAGTGTCTGTTCCACTGTCTGTAGCCGCCAGCGATCCCGTTATTGCAGGCTGGCTGACCGTCACCGTCTGCGTGGCAGATGTCAGGGTATAGGAACCGCCCGTTGTTGGAGCGCCCGAGATCCTGATCGTATAACTTCCGGCTGTCGCGCAAGTGACCGTGATCGAGCTTGCCGCCGTGGTGTTGGTATTAGTAACCGGGTTCGTGTTGGCGGTCGTGAGGCCGGTGGCCGCGCCGATAGCAACAAATCCGCCGCCGTTATTGACCTCGAACTTCAGGTCATAGCGGTTGACCGTCGAAGTGCCAGAAAAGGTGGGCGTCGCGGTGAATGTGAAAGTCGTTCCAGGAGCCTGGGAGACAGGACTCGCGGGCGCGGTAAGTGTAACAGCGCTGAGCGTTCTTGCCATTAGCCGTGGGTGATCGTCGCTGAGCTAAGGGTTACGTTCTGCCCGCTGTTGATCGAGGTGTTGTCGAGAATGATGTCCGCGCTCGACGTTCCGACCGTGAGGCCGGTAATCCGAGCCGTTCCGCCACTGTCCTTGATCCGCGCCGCAGCCGCTGCGCCGCCAGCCGAGGCCGCGACCGTCGAAGCGTCAAGCGCTAGCGTCCAGACAGAGCCCGATACAGTGCCGCCCGTGGCCGAGAGGCCGAATGTAGCAAGCACCGTAGCCATGCTGGCAGTGCCGATTTCCAGTGTTCCATTCGCCACCGCGTCGCGCGTGGCGGTGATGCGCGATGTCTTCACACTCGCGTCATAGGTTACAGCCATTTCAGATCATCCTGATTGGCACGGCATTGCGAATCACCGGGCTCTGGGTAAGCCTTCCTCGCAGCCGTGTAGGGTGGCCCCTATGCGGTCAGGGGCCGGGTTGCGCGCCAACGCTTCCCGGCTCCGCCCCAGATAATTATTACGCCTCGCACTTGTGGACGAGGAAGTTCAGCACGAGCACGTTGTCGCCAGCCGCCGATGCGTGAAGGTTGGTCAGGCGAACCGTGAATGCGCCTGCCGACACGTCTGAAACGGACGCGGCGAACGAGCCAGCCGATGTGTGATCCTTGATCGAGACAGAAACCACGTCTGTAGCCGCCACCTTGCTATTCGTCACAACAACGTCGGCTTCTGCGCCAGCTGCGACGGTCTGCGAAACAGTAGTGATTACGCCGGAAAGCGCGTTACAGGTGACGCCCGTGGTGATCGAGGTCGCCTGCGTAACGGCGGTTTGGTCTGAAGTGACCGTCGCGCCGTCCGCCCTGCGGCGGTAAACCTTCTTGAAAGATGCCATCTAAGGTCACTCCGAAAGCAATTGGGGCGACCCCGAAAGAGCCGCCCCTAGTTTGTTAGTTGATCTTCAGAGCCTTGAGGGCCTGGGGATCGACAACCGCGCCACCGACACGCTTGGTCGTGTAGAAGTGGACATACGGCTTGTTGGTGAACGGATCGCGGAGCATCCGAACGCCAGCACGGTCCACGATCTGGTAGCCGCGCTGGAAGTTGCCGAACAGAATCGGGCAGTCACCGGTGTTGATGTCCGGCATCGCAGCGATCTCCGTCACCGGGAATCCGCGAAGCTGCGAGGGCTGGCCGGCGACCAGGGCGGGCTGCCACAGGTAGTTGCCGTTCGAGTCCTGCAACTTCATGATGACGCCCATCGTGGCACGGTTCATGATGAACCTGGCGTTCGCCGTCATTTCGCTCGGGAGAGCGTAGATCAGGCTGATAATGTCATCCGGCTCGGTGAGGTTGTCCGCCGTGCCAGTTGCCGTGGTGACGGCAATCGCGCCGAGCGGGTTCGCCGCAGCATTCGCTGCGCCCGTGACGTAGGTGGTCACGCCGTTCGGCTTGTTGGTGCCGTTGCCGGTAACGAACGCGACGCCTTCCTGATACGCAAACTCCTGCGCAACATCGTTGCCGATCAGGGCTTCGAGGTTGATCTGCGCATCATCGAGCATTTGCTGCGTCGCGGCCGGGTTCGCATAAAGCTCTCCGGGCGTGATCGTCATCGAACCGAAGGTCGGGGTGTTCGTTTCGGTGCGGGCGGCAGCTTCACCGACCCAGCCCGAAGCCATGCCCTTCAGGTTAAAGAGCTTGCTGAACGCCGACACGGAAACGGTCTGCACGGAGCAGATCGAGCGCATCGGCGACAGGATCACCAGCTCGTCGGTGATCGAACGGTCCCACTCGGTCGGAGCAAGGTAGCCGCCCTCATCAGAAGCACCCTTGTTGAGGTTCGCCTGAATGTCGCCCTTGCGGATGTGCGCGGTGAACGCGGCGGTATATTCCGGGTCTGCGATCACCTTGCCGGTGCCGTTGACCTGAGCTGCCGCCAGCCGGCGAGCCTGCTCATCGATCGTCGCCTGCATGTCGAGAACAGACGCGCTGATACGCTCGACCTTCTCGGTCAGAACGACATCAGCCTTTGCGTTCAGTTTTTTTTCGTTGGCGGTTTTGAACTCCTCGAAAGCAGCCTGAAGCTGCCCAAGGAGTGCCTTGGGATCATCACTCATTTAGATTGTCCTTAGAAAAAGAGGGTTTAAGCTCTGAGCGTCGCGATCAGCGCGTTAAGCTCAGCGTTCCAACCAGCGTTGTGCGTGGCTTCCGGGGCAGCGCTCGGCTGTGCCCCCTTCATCTCGCGAAACAGTGCGCGGCGCTTGGCTCGCGACATTCCCTGCTTCGCCAGAAACTTGTCCAGTGACGGCGCGTCCTCGGGCAGCTCGGCATTGGCATAAGCCAGCGGCTGCGCCTCACGCTCCATCACGGTGTCGGCAAACTTGCGGTCAACGGCATCCTGCCCGCCGATGAAGGTTTCCGCCTTCATCATCGCCATGATGTCTTCGCGGTCCATGCCGGTACGCGATGCGTAAAGGTCAGCCATCGCGCCGTCGAGCTTCTGGAGAACTGCGGCGGCTTCTAGCACGTCGTCAGCCGTGCCCATGAAGATACCGCGGGCCTGGTGAATCATGATCTCTGCGTTGTGTGCGATCTCGATCCTGTCTCCCGCCATTGCGACGATGGATGCAGCGCTGGCAGCAATCCCCAGAACTTGCACCGTGACTGCTTGGGTGTGACGGCGAAGGAGATTGTAGATGGCAACTCCGTCGAAGTAGTTTCCTCCGGGGGAGTTGATCTCGACGGTGATCGGCTTGTCTCCGATTGTCCGGAGCGCTGCCGCGACGCGGTGCGGTGTGACTCCACCCTCGCCTCCAATCTGGTCAAAAATAGTGATTGTCGGATTGTCCGACGCAGCCTCGACCTCGAACTTAGCAAAGTCCGACGCCAGCGCTTCAACCTCGAACTCCCAATGTGAACTAGCCACTTCGGGCAGCTCAGGCAGGCTGATCTTGTCCACTCGTATCCCCTCCCATCGGCTGAGCAAGTCCGCTACCGTCCGCGTGCGGGCCGTAGCCCGCTTCCTCACGGACCTCGTTTGCCTCCAGCCATGCTTGCGAACCGCCCGAGCCCAGAGCCTTGGCGAAATATTCCGCCTGGTCTTTCGTGGTGCCGCGGAGCAGTTCGTGCTCGTCAATGTCGATTGAGTATTGCTTTCGATCCTGCGAGCTCAGCAGGGCGCGGCGCATGGACTGTTCCCATGCCACCATGCCCGGATTGAGCCCGAACCGCACAAACATGATGGCAAGCTGCTCGATGCCGGATCCCCAGCTCGTATCGTCCATCATCAGGAAAGGACGGGGGACACCAAAGGCGCGAGCAACCTCCTCTATCTGGTGATTACGCGCCTCGACCGTCTGGGCCTCCTGGCCCGTCATGGTGAAGCGTTCCGCTTTCATGCCCTCTTCGAGGATCATCCACCGGCCGGCGTTGTCAGTCCCCGAATAGCGCCCTTCCATTGCGGTCTGGAGCCTTTGGTAAGCCTCTGGCCCGAGAACCTGCGGGTGGGTGAGCGCACCGCCCGTAATCATGCCGTTCTCGAAGATGTTTGCCTGAGCCACCTCCGCTGAACGGGCAACCTTGATCGCCTCCGATGCCAGCTTGGTTCGGCCCTCTCCGGTGATTCCGTCAACCGACAGATCGCGAACGTGCAAAATATCTTGCGCCGGGATGGGGACAGTCTCTCCGTCCAGGCGGCGCACAGTATATTGCATTGACCAATCAGGCATTTGTCTGACGGTCACGGCATTGGGATCGAGCGGTTCCAGTGAGGTTGGTCGTCCACCTACGCCCCGAATTATCAGAGCATAGGCGTTGCCATACAGGAGGCGCCTGACCTCCATCAGCTTATAGAACTCGAAGGCGGTGTGGTTTGGGTTCGGCTCCCAGCGGATCAGATTGTAAAGGGGATGCTCGGTCGCCTCTTTCCTGTTCGCAGAATCGACGAGCCTGGTCGGGAGCATGGCTTGCGATGAAGAGAGAAGATCAACGCAGCGCAGCACGCACGCGGTGCGCAGAGCGGTCTGTGCCGATACTCCAGCAATTCCGCCGTTGCGGATGAACTCGTAAAGCGCCGGGTCTTTCAGTCCGTTGAATAGCTGTCCACCCGAAGCGTAAATGGCCGGAGGTGAGGACGAAACAGGTTGTTCGTCGCCCCAGAGGAGGCGGCTCCAGAATCCCATCCAGTCCCCCTCAGATTGTCAGCAGGCCGCGTGTTTCGTAAACGGACGAGCGCTTGGCGATGTTTGCCATTGCCGCCCCCACCGCCATGCAGAGTGCCACCGCTGCGTCGATCTTGTTCAATGCCCGGTCCTTGGAGAGCCAGGCG